TCAAGTCTATTTATAACAAAATCTTGTAAAAACTTAATTAAGAGTTTAGAAAGACAGATATACAAAGAGGGAACAAGTGTTCCTGATAAAGACAGTGGCTTTGATCATTTTAACGATGCTCTTGGTTACATGGTTGAATATCTTTTCCCTTTGCGTAGAGAGTTTAAACCAAATGAACCGACTAGGTGGAGTTGATGGCAGATTACAACAGAGAGTTTTTAACAGCAAGACATTCAGATTATGAGAATAATCTAAAGCATTGGAACTTTCACTATCGTTCATATTTAGGTGGCGATGATTTCTCAAATGGTTATTTTTTAAACAGATATATTTTAGAAGGTGATGATGAATATATAAAGCGTGTTGATTTTACACCTTTAGACAATCATTGTAGAAATGTCGTACAAATTTATTCAAGTTTTTTATTTAGAGTTCCACCAACAAGAGATTATGGAACTATGACAGGCGATCCACAACTTGAGTCTTTTCTTAAAGACGCAGACTTAGATGGAAGGTCTTTTCATAATGTCATAAAAGATATGCAACAACATGCATCAGTTTATGGTAGTTGTTGGGCAATTATAGATAAACCAGCAACTATAACAAAAACACGAGCAGAAGAATTACAACAAGACATTAGACCATACATATCAATTTATACTCCAGAAAATGTAACGAATTGGGAATATCAACGATTGCCAAATGGTAGGTATTTTTTAACATCATTAACTATTCTTGAAGATATAAACGAAGATAGAGCAATTATTAAAATATGGAGTCCAGAAGATATTACAACATACAGAGTAGATCAGTACATGAAAGAGTATGCCACATCTAAACCTGTAAAGATTGACGAGCAACCAAATGCATTAGGAGAAATACCAGCTGTTGTTTTATACAATCAAAAGTCTATGCGTAGAGCAATAGGTGTTAGTGATCTTTCAGATGTTGCAGAATTACAACAGTCTATTTACAATGACTATTCAGAAATAGAGCAATTAATTAGATTATCTAACCACCCTAGTTTAGTTAAAACACCAAATGTTGAAGCATCTGCCGGTGCTGGTAGTATTATAGAAATGCCAGAAGATATGGACGCAAATCTAAAGCCTTACATCATTCAACCCAGTTCACAGTCTTTAGAAAGCATCATGAAAATTATAGCAATGAAAGTGAGTGCTATTGATCGTATAACACACATGGGCTCAGTAAGAGGTACAGAGAAACAAGTTAATTCTGGCATAGCATTACAAACAGAGTTTCAATTATTAAATGCAAGATTATCTGAAAAAGCAGATTTATTAGAAAATGCAGAAGAGCATATTTGGTCATTCTTTGCTAAATGGCAAAATAAAGCATTTGATGGCGAAATAGATTATCCAGAAACATTTGATTTAAGAGATTATGCAAGCGATTTACAATTCTTACAAACTGCTAAAGCAAGTGGTGTTAAATCTGAAACATTTATAAAAGAAATAGACAAACAGATTGCAAGAGCTGTTGTAGATGATGATGAGTCAATCAATTCAATTAATAATGAAATAGATTCTAGTTCAAGTGCTATTGGTCAGTTCTCAACAACATTACCTACAGATGACAATGGCGAAGAAGCGTAGAGCAACACCTAAAGATAAAAATACAGGACTTCCCAAGAAGTATTTATCTGGATTAAAAGGTAAGAAAAGAAAAAAAAGAGCTAAATTAATTAAAAGAGTTTCATCGTTATATAAATCTGGTGGTTTTATTTCAAAGAGTTTATTACGAAGTAGGAGTAAATCATAATGGCAAGTAAATTTAGAAAACCTTTATCAGCAAGTACAAAAGCAACTTTAAGAAGAAAAGCAAAAGCTAGTAAAAGATTTACTTATGGTACATTGGCAAAAGTGTATCGTAGAGGTCAAGGTGCATTTTTAAGTTCTGGCTCAAGAAGAGTGCCGATGGCGGCTTGGTCTATGGGTAGAGTAAATTCTTTTTTGCGTGGCTCTCGTAAACATGATTTAGATTTACGAAAAAGAAAAAAGAAATAATGGCAAAGTACCAAGGAAAAACTGTTAAATTAAGCAAACCATTTCGTACTCCTGGGCAAAGGCGTAAATTTGCTGTGTATGTTAGAGATAGATCAACAGGAAATGTTAAAAAAGTGCGTTTTGGCGACCCAACTATGAAGATTAAAAAAAGTATACCAGCCAGACAGAAATCATTTATGGCAAGACATGGTGCGATACTAAAGAAGGTCAGAGGGCAAAAGTCTCTTGCTCCTGTGTATTGGGCTCTTAAATCTTGGAGAAAAGGCTTTAAAATATAACTTCTTTGTTTACATATATTATTATTTTGATAATACTAATATATAATTAAAACAAAGGAGAAAAAAATGTATTTTAATTATTTTACTAAAAAACCTTTTCAAGGTAAGAATATAGAAATTTTAGAAAATACTAATTTAACAGGTGGTTTTCTAACTTTTTTACAAGCAAGAAAATTAGGAGGTGCAATTCCTAAAGGTACAAAATCAGTTGCAAAACTAATTATGCCAATGCTTGAATTAAAAGCTAATACGAAAGGTCAATTAGAAGAAAAAATGTCAGGTCGTAAGTATTCTGTCTTTCATATTTCACAAGTTGAATTTAAAGAAGGAGAAAAAGAAAATCAAGAAGTTATAAAATTAAAGGTATAAATGACAAATAAAGAATTACAAAAAACTATAAATGAGGTCGGACTTTCACAGTCCGATCTTGCAAGATTAATATTTAACACAGATACATTAGAGCAATATCAACGAATAAAAATTAATAGATATATTTCTGGAAAGTCTAAAGTTCCTCATTGGTTGCCTGTTATAATAAATTTATATATACAAACATTTAAAACAGGTAATTATGAGCAGAACGACCCTAATTGAAAAACTAGCAGATCAACACGAAGAACAGATCAAGAGAACACTAGAAGATTTAGAATCTAGGATTATTAGAGATATTTCTATTGCTGTTGATCAGCAAGACATAGTTACAACACAAATTGCTATTCAATTACGAACTAATCTTCGCAGATTAATACAAGAAACATATACAACAACAGCAGATTTGAATGTTAGAGAATACGACAGAATTGTAACATCTTTTATGAATGAGTTTGGTGAATTAAATATTCCAGATAATTTTAAAACACTAACACAAGTTGATCTTGATACAATTACACAATTAAAGTTTCAATCATTCTCTGGATATGAAGAACTTGCAAACAGATATTTAACTGAATTATCAAGTAATGTTTATCAAAATGCCATAGCTGGAAAGCCATTCAATGAAATGGTCAAAGATATATCTGGATTAATTACAGGTGATGTAGATCGTAGAGGTCGTTCAATGTCAACTTATGCATCACAAATAGCACATGATAGTGTCATGCAATTTGATGGACAGTTTACAGTTTATAAAGCAAAACAAGCTGGTATAAATAAATATAAATATACAGGAACATTAGTTAGAGATAGCCGAGATCATTGTAGAAAACATTTAGGCAAACCTTATACCGAAGAACAAATTAGGCAAATATGGCAAAGTTCATGGGCTGGTAAATCAGAAGGAGACCCATTTATTGTTAGAGGTGGTTATCGTTGTAGGCATACTTGGTTGCCTGTCGTAGAACTTTAGTATATTATCAAATAAACTATAAAGGAGTTTTAAATGGCCGAAGAAAAAAATACAGAATCAGTTGAAGAAACAAAAGAAGTTGTAGAAGAACAACAACCAGAAGTAAAAGAAGATGTTTACACTCAACAGCAATTTGATGATGCAATTAAAGCAAGAATTATTAGAGAAAGACAAAAAATATTAAAAGATATTGGTACTGATAATCTAGATAATGCCAAAGTTGCTTTAAAAGAAAAAGAGCAACAAGAGATTGAAAGAAAAAAACAAAGAGGAGAATTTGAAGATTTATTAAAAGAACAAGCAGATAAATTTAACGAAGAAAAAACTTCTCTACAAAAACAATTAGAACAAATTAAAATTAATGACTCTTTGGTTAATGCCGCAAGTAAAAATAAAGCAATCAATCCAGAACAAGTAACTAATCTTCTTCGTAATAAAGTAAGATTAAATGATGATGGACGCGTAGAAATACTTGCAGAAAATAATCAACCAAGATATAACACTAAGGGTGAGCTTTTGAGCGTAGATGATTATGTACAAGAGTTTATTACGCAGAACCCACACTTTCAAAGCGCAACTCCTTCGGGAAGTGGAAGTCAGGGGAACGTGGCTAGGGTTAACGCGAAACCTCTCAAAATTG